GCATGCGCCAAACCTCTCCCCATAAAACCTAAGGGCTAATGAGAGGACGTACACACCGTACATGTACGTTTTGGTTAAGAAAAGCCCCAAGCTATAAAGCTATGGAGCAGTAGGTACCGATGTGTATTTATACAAAGTCGGTACACATAAAAAGAAAATATACGAGAAATCGGCACCAGCAGCACAATAATAAGAATATTGTGTACTGTTTGCCCATTCCGAATTTTGTGCTATATTGACACGTGGCATGGTTCTCTCTCGAATACTTAATTTGTCCACGGTGGAAAAATCCACAGCAGATCCCAAAACTGCATTAACGTGAGAACTGTTGCGAAATTTATATGGACTATAGAATGGAGCTGATATGGACACCATAGGTAATCTATCAGTTTTGGTAATGTCTTTACCACCATGCGTCGAACTGCCAGATATAGCATCTAGCCTTGGAATAGAGTTGGCAGAGCCTGGTATAGCTCCAGTGTTAGCTGGAGTAGTATAATCAGTTAATGCTAAAGGAATTGTATCCCCCGGTCTTCCGGCTCTTATCTCTGTATTTGGATCCCCTCTTAAGGCTTCAATATACCAAACTATAGATCCTCGACATGCTAAAAAGCATGAACCAAGTAAAGATAATAAAGTATACTGAACCCAATTATAAGGCGCTGTTCCAGCTGCTGTTAAACGATTAGCAGTATTTATTCCATTGGGATCAAATCCAGGGGACATAGGATATCTATTAAATTGAGTTTCTCTTGCTAGTACATTAAAAGCGGTATTAACACCGTTACTAATATGCATGGTTCTCAAATATTGAGATCTGCGTAAAAAAGTTCTTAAACTCTTAATAGTTTCTCCTTGATAAATTAAATTTATCTCAGGTTGTACTTGTGAAGGTTTCATTGCAATAGATGATATCTCATCATTTTCATTATCATAATACAATTCTCCAGATTGAACTGTAAAAGGAGATAGATCATTAGATAATGATACTTCCCTTGGTACAGCAAACTCCAAATTATCGGTTCCTTTAACGAAAACCAGCACAGTAACATCCGCTGTTGTAACCGGAGCAGTCAATTCGGTTAAAACCCGAACAGTTAAAACTCCATTTTCGTAGGCTTCTTTTGTTAAAGCTGAAGATCCAAATCTAGTAGCACTTAATCTTGAAGTAGTTAAATAGGCTGTAGCAGCCATATACGGTACTCGTATAGTAAAATCAGTCGTTTCAGAAATATCTACTATCTTCGTGTAAACTTCTGTTGTAGAATCAACAGTATTAGCTATATCTCCAATGGGATCCCACGAAATTCGTAAGCGCCCTCTGTGATATTGGGAACAAATAACTTTCATTCTTATTTCAATATCTCCTCTCCAATAATCAAACATATATTGCATTAATGCCATAGGTGTATGATTAATTACAATTTGAGATGTTCCTGGCGTGTGTAAACTAAGCATGGGAGAGATTCCAATATTAAAAATTCGTGTGGTCGTAGGATTAGCTACCGTCCACGTGAATTTTGTTAAATAAGATTCTCGAGTAACAAAATTGGTAATATCCAACTCATCTCCTAAATTAGCTCCACACACAGAAGAATCTACTGTCAATTCATTTTTCGAATCCAAAGTCAATTTCGCTACACTGGTCCCAATATCTGTCGCTGCCATAGCTGGCAAAGGATGAGTTCTAACAGAATGTACATCAGCAATGACAGGGACATTTGTGTATCCAAAAAGTGAAGCAATAGAGGAAATAGCTCCCCCAGCTATTTGCGTTGCTGTTGCATAAGGACCAATAACAGGTATTTTAGTTAATTGACCAGCAGCTCTAGCAATAGCGGAAGCTGGTTTAGAGATAATCCCCCTACCGTATTCGTCAGTTTTACCAGATTGCAGTGAAAATTTTACGGTAGGTGCGGATATTTGTACATTTTCTGCCCACGCATAAACTTGTATAGTTATAGGTGCAGTAGAAGTACTCGCAGTTCGTAAGGTATCCATAACAGAAAATGTTATCCGTCCCATGTTACCTACTTCAGCTCCACTTGTTACATCTATCCATTCTTTATAGTATATATAAGGTAATAACATTGTTCCTCCTTGAGAAACACTAGGATATAAATAAACACGAGGAAGCTGAGATCGAGGAATTAAAGGATCCCCTGCTGTGTCAATTGTAGGATTCGAAAATGCATTCAAAGGTTTATAAGATACTAACATGCATCCATAATAAAATGGAGAAGCGTTAATAACTATTTTTAATTTCAAATTACACTTTAACAAATAATAATTATCTATTTTCTTCTTAATAGATGGATGATTGAAAAAGAGAAACCAAGGATCAAAGAAAACACTTGTTGTGCCTCCTAATGTCCAGGTATAAGTATAAATATTAACTGGTCGCATCAAAAATTTCTCTAATTCAGATCCAGTGGAAATTGTTGTTTTCTCTGATTGTATTTTTTCAGGTAAATTTAAAGCTTCACCAGAAGCATTACTATCAAATGCCACATTAACTTCCATAGCGGCTGACTCTTCAGAAGAAGAACTAGCCATAACAGAATCCATTTTACCAGATTGTTCAGTAAAATCATTTCTGGGTTGAGGCAAATCCAATACTTCAACCGGAAAAGGCGTATCTGGTTCTCCCAGATAAAAGGCCCCTAGGGGCAGATTCTTGCTAAGTCAAATAGTTCTGCAACAACGACTCAAAATATTGCAAAACCATTATTATCCAAAACGAGCTCCACCTCTATAAAATAATAGGATCTAAACTCTGCGCTAAATAGCATCTTTGGGGCACGCCCAGGCGGATACACTAATTGCCCACACTCCTTATCTTTGTAGGATAATAATGATAAATGTGTTCAAAGGCAGTAACTGCAATTAGTGGGTATATTTTGGTTTAAAGGACTTTATACCAGAAGCCCCAAATGTTTTTTAATTAAAAGCACGTGCTCTTAAAGGACGCACTTGTGTTTTCATCTTAAAAGCAAGTTTGAAATATTGATAGTTTGCATATAGTATAGTTAATGGCAATAAGATATATCGCACAATATACCATAATATTAGCAAAATACGATCCAAACATTGATGAAAAAATGAATTGCATGTATAATAAAAATTGCGTGCAGTTCTCATAATTATATTAGAATTAGCGCTAGCTATTATAACATACATATTATATGAAGGTAAACGGTATTTA